GCGAGTCCTGCGGCGCGGCCTGGTCCGAGGCTGAGCGGCTGCGCTCGCTGAAGACGATCCGCTGGCACCAGACCAAGCCCTTCGAGTGCTGCGGCGAGCGGCAGGTGCCGCTGGATAAGTACGAGCAGGCATGGCGCGCGGACGACACGCCGCAAGCCTTGGATGCTGCGTGGACGTGGTGGGAGGACAAGGCCGAAGGCAGGTACGCTGTCTACCGCGCGACCTGCCGCAAGTGCGGTCGCATGGCGGTGGACAACAGCCACGCCGGATTCCAGGCCTCCAAGCTGTTCAGTCCCTCGCCGAAGGACAAGCCGTCCGAGATCGCGCGCAAGTGGCTCTCGGCGAAGGGAAAGCCGGACGACGAGCTGGTGTGGTGGAACACCCAGATGGGCCTGCCGCACCGGCCGCACAGCGGAAAGTCGCTGGCGGTGGACGCGCTGCTGGCCAGGCGCGAGTCGTGGGAATCGGAGGTCCCTGACGGCGTCGGTGTCGTGGTGATGGGCGTCGACGTGCAGGACTACCGTGTGGAGTACGAGCGCGTCGGGTTCGGCCGTGACGAGGAATCGTGGTCCGTGGAGTACGGCGTGATCGATGGCGAGTTCAGCGATCCGATCGTGCAAAAGAAGCTCGATGAGGTCCTGCTGGATGTGCGGCGCGACCGCTTCGGCCGGCCGTACAAGGTGATGGCGGCCTGCATCGACTCCGGCGGCCACCACACGCAGGCGGTCTACGCGTTCTGCAAGGCGCGCTTGGGCCGGCACGTGTGGGCCGTGAAGGGCGCGTCGGAGCGCGATGGTGCGCGCAACCCGGTGTGGCCCACGAAGAAGCCAAGCAAGAGGAACAAGGCGGCATTCCGGCCGATCGTGATCGGCGGCAACAGCGCGCGAGACACGATCCGCAACCGGCTGCTGCTCGATCCGCCGGCGCCGGGACAGCCGAAGCCGGGATACATGCACTTCCCGATCGATCGCGACGTCGGCTACTTCGAGCAGCTGATCGCGGACCGCCTGGAAGTGAAAGAAGTCAACCAGCGAAAGATCCGCGTCTGGATCACCCCGCCCGGCAAGGCGAACGAAGCGGCGGACTGCCGCGTCTACGCGTACGCCGCGCTGTGCGGGCTGAACCACTTCGGCCTGCAGCTGAATCGGCGCGTCGACCAGGTCGCGCGTGCCCCGGAAGCCGTGAACGCGGCACCGGCCGCCGTAGCGCCGGCCGCAGTCGTCGCTCAGGCCGCCGCCGCGGGGCCGCAGAAACGCAGCCTCGTTGCGAGGCTCGCATAGGAGCATCCATGCAACTCGTCACCCGCAAGACGCGCGCCGTCACGTTCGAGCACCGCGAGGATTTCTCCGGCGAGGTGAAGATCAAGAAGGGCAACATCGAGGTGTCTGTCTCCATGGAAGACCTGCGCGTGCTGGTCGCGGAGAGTGTGCGTTACGAGCTCGCCGCGCACATCCAGAAGATGAAGCCGGCGGACCTGCTGCGCCGGATCGCCTGATGCGCCGTACCTCCATCCTCGACGGACTGGACGTGTCCGTCCTGCAGGCGCGCCTCGCGCAGATGCAGCAGGCGTACCTGGACCTGACTTCCGGCGCGAAGGTGCAGGTTGCCTCATACACGCAGGGCGACGGGGCGCGCCAGGTCACCTACACGCAGGCCAACATCGCCGACCTGACGCAGGCGATCCTGGCCGTGCAGTCCCAGATCGATCGGCTCACCGGCGTGTGCGTGAACCGTCGCGCGCCGATCCGCCCGTACTTCTGATGCAGCAACAGCACTCCCTCATCGTCGATGCGAGCGGCAGGCCATTCGCACTGCCGACGCCTGGACGCGCGCGCGCCGATGGCGCGAACGGGCCTGATGGCACGACGACGCTGACCGGCCTGCCGGGAGCGCTGTTCCCGTACGAGGCGAGCCAGTGGTCGGCGCAGGAGTTCGGCAACTGGACGCCGGTGATCCGCTCGCCGGACGCCGAGATCAACATGTTCCGCGACCGCATGGTCGCGCGTTCGCGGGACCTTGCGCGCAACTCGGGATGGGCCGCCGGAGGCATCACCCGGATCCTCGACAACGTCGTTGGTACGCACCTGCGGCTGTCGGCGATTCCCGACTATCGGGCGCTTGCTTTGCGCTTCGGCGTCAAGGCGTTCGATGCGACCTGGGCGAACGAATTCCGTCGCGCGGCCGAAGCGCTGTGGCGCGGCTATACGGAGAACCCCGGCCGGTGGTGTGACGTCACCCGCCAGTCGACGATGGGGCAGATGTTCCGTGTCGCCATGCGCCACAAGCTGGTCGACGGGGAATCGCTGGTCCTGGCCTACTGGCTGGATGATCGCCTCGGTTATGCCGGCGCCGACTACGCGACATCGTTCCTCCTGGTCGATCCGGATCGCCTGTCCAACCCGTACCAGAAGATGGACACGAAGCACCTGCGCGGAGGCGTGGAGCTCGATGCGGACGGCATGGTGGCCGTCGCGTATCACATCCGGTCAGCGGAGCAGAACGACTGGTACAACGCGATCGAGGCGAACACGTGGGAGCGCGTGCCGCGCGAGGACGAAGACGGCTGGCGCCGCGTGTTCCACGACTTCGACCCGGACCGCGCTGGCCAGCACCGTGGACTGGGCGTCTTCACGCCGATCCTTGGCCACATGCGCATGCTGGCGAAGTACTACGGCGTGGAGCTCCAGGCCGCAACACTGGCCGCCACGCTGGGCACGTTCATCACGAGCCCGTACGACCCCGCACTGGTGCAGGACGCGCTGGGCGGCCCGGGCGAGGACGAATTGCCGCTGTACCAGGGGCTGCGCTCCGAATGGCACGAGCAGCGTCCGGCGATGTTCAACGGCGCGCGCATTCCGACGCTGGCGCCAGGCGAGAAGATCGAAGGCGTCTCCAGCGAACACCCGCACTCCAACTTCGGCGCCTTCGCGCACGAGATGCTGTGCGTCTTCGCCTCCGCGACCGGCGTGTCGGTGGAGCAGGTGACGCAGGACTGGTCGAAGACGAACTACAGCAGCGCGCGCGCCGCGCTGATGGAGACCTGGAAGACGCTGATGCGCCGGCGCCACCAGTTCACGACGAACACGGCCGGTCCGATGTACGGCGCGTGGATGTGGGAAGCGATGGAACGGGGCGAGCTGCCGTTGCCCGCCGGCGCTCCGAGATACCTGGAAGCGGCTGCCGCCTACTCGCGCGCGAAGTGGCTGGGGCCGGCCCGCGGCTGGGTCGACCCGACCAAGGAGCCGCAGGGCGCGATCCTGCGCCTCGAAGCCGGCGTCTCGACGCTGGAAATGGAAGGCGCGGAGCAGGGCGTGGACTGGGAGGAGATCCTGGACCAGAAGGCGATCGAGCAGCAGATGTACGAAGAGCGCGGCGTCGCCATGCCCGCATGGGCCAACGTCGCGGGGTCCGACGCGATCGGCGCCGACAACAAGGAAACCGAGAAGGCCGACGCATGACTCCGAACTACCCGCATCTCGCTCAGCGCCTGTTCAACGTGCCGCTGGCGATCACGCCCGGCAAGATCGAGGTCATCATGGCGGCGCTGGCCGACCGGCTGGGGCTGGCTAAGCTGATGCGCCCGACTGGCGAAGTCGTGATGCTCTCGGACTTCGACCTCGAGGGGGAGGCGCAAGCGCCCGAACGCGCCTACGACGTGGTGGCCGGAGTCGCCGTGATTCCCGTCTGCGGCACGCTGGTGCAGAAGCTGGGCACGATGCGCCCGTACTCGGGCATGACCGGCTATGACGGCCTGCGCGCGAACCTCTCAATGGCGATCGAGGACGAGGCCGTACGTGCAATCGTGCTGGATTGCGACAGTCCAGGCGGCGAGGTTGCGGGCTGCTTCGACCTCGTGGACGCGATCTACCGCGCGCGCGGCGACAAGCCGATCTGGTCCATCCTGACGGAGAACGCGTACTCCGCGTGCTATGCCATCGCGAGCGCGGCGGACCGAATCATCGTCCCGCGCACAGGCGGCACCGGCTCCGTGGGTGTGATCTGCGCGCACGTGGACTTCTCCAAGATGCTGGAAGGCGCCGGGATCAGCGTGGAGCTGATCACCTACGGCGACCGCAAGGCGGACGGCAGCGAATTCAAGCCGCTGTCGAAGGAAGCCCGTGCTCGGTTCCAGGCCGACGTCGACACCATGGGCGATCTGTTCTGCGACACGGTCGCCCGCAACCGAAAGATGAAGGCCTCGGCGGTCCGAGCGACCCAGGCCGCAACGTACATGGGCGCCAACGGCGTCGATGTCGGCTTCGCGGATGCCGTCATGGCGCCCGACGAAGCGTTCCGGTCCCTGCTCGCCGAGCTGGGCTGATTCAACCACCACGAAGGTAATCGACATGACCCTTTCGATGAAGAAGGTGGCGAGCGCCCTCTCGTTCGCCCATTTGGCCGGTCTCGGCCGCGGCAAGGCCAAAGCCGAAGACGACGGCGATGACAAGAATGACCGCGACCACGAGGACGTGACCGACGGTGTCAAGAAAGGCAAGGGCAAGGCGGACGACGACGAGCCCGAGAAGAAGGACGACGACAGGAAGGAATCCGACGCTCGCGCCGAAGACGACGACCCCGATGCCAATGCCTCCGGCGACGACCTCCCGGACAGCGACGACGGCGACGAGGACGACGACGGCGACAAGAAGGGCAAGAAGGCGAAGAAGGCCAAGGCCGGTGACGACTACGACGAGGATGACGAGAAGATGAAGGCCGGCGCCCGCAAGGAGCGCGCGCGCATCGGCGCCATCCTCTCGAGCCCCGCGGCGGCCCGCAACATCGCGCTCGCCGCCGAACTGGCCTGCGAAACGGATCTCAGCCCCGCGCAAGCGATCGCCATCCTCGGCAAGGCTGGGGCCAACGTCGCGGGCAATCCGAACCGTGCCGCCAACAACCCCCGTGTCGGCCCGGCCGGCAGCCCCGAGATCACCGGCAAGCAGGCGATCGATTCCAGCTGGGATCGCGCCTTCGCGCAAGTGAACCCCAAGCGGAAGTAACCCGCTTTCCCCAGCAACCTCCCTTCAACTACCTGAGAGGAACCCAACATGGGCAATCCGACCGTCACTCCGCTGGTGGAAAGCTTCCACGACGCGGGCTTCATCGTTTCCCTGTCCCCGGGGCACCAGTCGATCGACCAGGGCGTCCTGACCGGCGGCGCCAAGGTCCTCGCCGGCACCGTGCTCGGCACGGTTACGTCGGGCGTGAGCGCGACGGCCGCGGCGCTGGGCACGAACGCTGGCAACGGCACCTTCGGCACGATCACGCCGACCGCCGCGCCCGGCACCTCGATCGGCGCCTATGGCGTCGTCTTCACCGACGCGACGCACTTCACCGTGACCGCGCCGGACGGCTCGACCTCCACCGGCACGACCGGCGTCGCGTTCAGCGCGCTGGGCATCGGTTTCACGATCACGGCCGGTGGCACCGCCTTCGTGGCCGGAGACACCTTCACGGTGACCACGACGGCTGCTCCTGGCACCCCCGGCATCTCCTCGGCGGCCGGCGGTACCAACACGGGCAACGGCACGATGGGCTCGCTGTCCGTGGCCGGTTACGCGGCCAAGGTGGGCGTGTATGCGGTGGAATTCGACGACGCCACGCACTTCATCGTGTCCGACCCGAGCGGACAAGAAGTCGGCCACGGCACCACCGGCGCCGCCTTCAAGGGCGGCGGCCTGGGCTTCACGATCACCGCCGGCGGGACGGCGTTCTCGCCCGGCGACTCGTTCGCGATCACCGTCGCGGCGGGCTCCGGCAAGTACAAGCCGTTCGATCCGGCCAACGTGGACGGCTCGCAGATCGCCACCGCGATCCTGATGTTCACCAAGGACGTCACGAGCGTGGACAAGAACTGCACGGTGCTCGCTCGCAACGCGGAGGTGAACGCCTCCGAACTCGTGTGGCCCACCGGCATGAGCGCCGCCGCGATCGCGCTTGCGACTGCACAACTGAAGGCCGTGGGCATCCTGGCCCGCTGATCCATCCACCGACCTGATCACGAAGGCGCCTGCGGGCGCCTTTTTCGTTTCCAAGCTCGCTTCCCGAAAGGAAAGACTGTGAATATCCTCTTTTCCACCATCGCGCTGCTGGTCATGATGGCCGCGGTGCTCTGCACGGTGTCTGACACCGCGCGCGACTTCTTCAAGGAGGTCGGCTATCGTGCGTCGCAGACCGTGTTCCTGTACATGGCACGCAATGGCCTGATCCTCGGCGTCGGCGACATTCTCGACATCTTCAACCAGGACCCGTTCAAGGCGATCGCCCTGACGGACGCCGTCCAGCGCAACCCCTACCAGCCCGTGGGCCTGGGGCAGCTGAACATCTTCGACCCGAACCCGATCCGCACGACGGCTCTGTCGATCGAAGAGCGCACCGGCAAGCTGGTGCTGATCCCGCTGTCCGAGCGCGGCGCCGAAGGTACCCAGCGCACGACCGAGAAGCGCAAGATGCGCTACTTCGACGTGCCGCGCCTCATGCACGACGACACGCTGTACGCGTCGGAGCTGCAAGGCATCCGCGAGTTCGGCACCGAGAGCGTGCTGATGCAGGTGGAAGCCGAAGTGGCTCGCCGCCTCTCCGGCCCGACCGGTCTGCTCGCGAGCGTCGAGTACACCAAGGAGTACATGCGCCTGGGCGCCATCCAAGGCCTGATGCTCGACCCGAAGGACGGCTCCACGCTGTACAACTGGTTCGACGAGTTCCAGATCACGCAGGCGGCCGAGACGGCGTTCAACCTCTCTGCCGGGACGGCCAACAGCCTGCGCCCGATCTGCAACGCCATCGTCCGCACCATGGCGCGCAAGTCCCAGGGTGCGTTCACCCCGACGACCCGCGTGTACGGTGCCTGCGGTGACACGTTCTACGACCAGCTGGTGAACCACCCGGATGTGATCCGCACGTTCATCAACTGGTCCGATGCCAAGGCGCTGCGCGACAACAGCCAGGGCGCCGCGTTCGAAGCCTTCGACTTCGCCGGCATCACGTGGTTCAACTACCGCGGCTCGGACGACAACAGCACGGTGAAGATCCCCGACGACAAGGTGAAGTTCTTCCCGGTCGGCGCGCCCGGCGTGTTCCGCGAGGTCATGGCCCCCGGCGAGACGGTGGACTGGATCAACACCCCTGGCAAGCCGGTGTACGTCCTGCCGATCTTCGACGTGCAGCGCCGCATGTGGTGGAAAATGGAGACGTACGCGTACCCGCTGTTCATCTGCGTGCGTCCCGAAGTGCTGCTGTCCGGCCGCGCCGGCGCGTAAGCCGTGATCGACTGGGACGCGCTGGTCCTCGGACCGCTGCAGGCTACCTTCGGCGAGCCCGTCACCTTCATTCCCATGAGCGGCGACGCGCCGTTCGTGGGGAGCGGGATCTTCGACGAGGCTTACCAGCAGGTCGCCATCGCAGACGGCCAGGCCGTGACGATCGAATCGCCCGTTCTCGGGATTCGAGTGTCCGCGTTTCAGTCCTCCATGCAGGCGCTGCCGAAACAGGCTGACCAGGTGAATGTGCGTGGCGTGAACTACACGATCCGCGAAGTTCAAGTGGATAGCCACGGCGGCGCCAAGCTGATCCTGATCGAGTCGCCATGACGGTCGCACTGGAGCCGATGCTGGCACGGCGCCAGCTGCGCAAGTCGATTGCGGCCGACGTCGCGGCGCTGGGCGTTGCGAAGGTGATCTCGCCCGGCACGTGGCCGACGCAGATCGAGGACCTGCCGGCGGTGCTGGTGAAGGCGCCGAGCGCGCGCAAGCAGTCCATTGGCCGCACCAACGTCCCTGAGTTCAATACGACGGTGACGGTGCAGGTCGAAGGACGGCTGACGGCCGCCACGGAAGCCGATGCGCAGGAGGCGCTCGAAGCCCTGGAGTTCAAGGTCGAACAGGCGATCCTGACCGGCCACTGGACGCGGCAGATCGTGCAGCAGTTCGCCAGCGTGACGAGCGACAACGAGGTACGCCCGGAAGGCAAGGTGCACCTGGCCGGTTTCCGCATGCTGATCGAGTGCGAGACGTTCGAGTCGTACGACGAGACGGTGGTGTTCCCGGACGAAACGCCGTGGCCGCCGGATGGTCCCACTCCGATCTCCGACCTGCAGGGCATGAACCTGCATGTGGATGCCATCGAGCCTGCCGACCCGAGCGGCACGTACGAGAACCCGACGTTCCCCGGTTCCGTCACCGCGGCCCCGCGCACGCAGGGCCCGGACGGGCGTGACGAGGGCTATGTGCAGGTCGACGGCCTGGACTCGTAGGAGAAACCCCCATGTTCGTGAAACCCGCTGATCGCCAGGTCGAAGGCATGCCGCTAGTGGTGCGCGACCCCGACCTGCGCGACTTCTTGCCTCCCGAGGGCCGGGAAGTGCCCGATTCCATGTACTGGCACCGTCGCCTGATCGATGGCGACGTCGTGCTTGCGACTCCGCCGGAAGCGCCCGAAGCCTGACGGCCCGAGACAGAGACCACCGGCCCGCGTTGAGCGGGCTTTTTCATTCCAGGAGCCCCCATGACGCTTCCGTTCCAGAACATCCCGTCGAACCTTCGCGTTCCGCTCTTCTACGCGGAGGTGTCGAACTCGATGGCGAACACCGCGTCGCTGAACCAGCGCGCGCTGATCATCGGCCAGATCAACAGCTCGGGGCTGCCCAACAGCATCGCCGCTGGCCAGGCCACGCCGAACGTCCCGCTGATCTCCCAAGGCGTGGCGGATGCGGCGGTGCAGGGCGGCCCGGGCTCCATGCTGCACCTGATGACGCAGTGGTACCGCAAGCGCGACACCTTCGGCGAAGTCTGGTACTTGCCGCTGGCGGACAACGGCGCGGGGGTGGCGGCCACCGGCACCATCCAGTACACGGCGGCTCCCACCGCGAACGGAACGCACTACCTGTACATCGCGGGCACGCGCATCGCCGTCCCGGTCCTCACGACCCAGACCACCACGCAGATCGCCACGGCCGTCGCTGCTGCGATCAACGCGACCCCGAACCTGCCGGTCACCGCCTCCGCCTCCACCGGCACCGTGACGCTGACCGCGATCAACAAGGGGCCGTGCGGCAACGACATCGACATCCGCGTGAACTACCAGGGCACCGCCGGCCAAGAGGTCACGCCCGCGGGGCTCACCTTCACGATCACGGCGATGGCCAGCGGCGCGACCCCGCCGGACATGACCACGGCCATCGCCAACCTGCAGGACAAGCCGTTCGACTTCATCGTCTGCCCGTACAACGACACGACGAGCCTGAACGCGCTCAAGACCCTGCTGAACGACACCAGCGGCCGCTGGAGCTACGCCGCGCAGATCTACGGCCACGTGTTCGCGGCGTACCGCGGCACACTGTCGGCTTGCACCACGTTCGGCACTGCGCGCAACGACCAGCACGCCACCGTGATCGGCTTCAACGACAGCCCGACCCCGAACTGGCTCTGGGCGGCGAACATGGCCGGCGCCGCGGCCGTGAGTCTGCGCATCGATCCCGCGCGTCCGCTGCAGACCCTGGCGCTGGATGTCCTGGCCCCGCCGCTGCAGTCCCGTTTCCAGCTCACCGATCGCAACACGCTGCTGTTCGACGGCATGTCCACGTTCACGGTGGCCGACGACGGCACCGTGCAACTGGAAAACGTGATCACCACGTACCAGAAGAACGGCTTCGGCCAGCCGGACGACAGCTACCTCGAAGTGGAGACCATGTTCACCCTGATGGCGCTGCTGCGGCGCCTGAAGACGGTGGTCACCAGCAAGTACGCGCGTGTGAAGCTGGCCGACGATGGCACCGCGTTCGCGCCGGGCTCGGCGATCGTGACGCCCAGCATCGTCCGCGGGGACCTGATCGCCGCCTACAAGCAGGCGGAAGCCGACGGGCTGGTGCAGCGCAGTGACCTGTTCGCCGCGGCGCTGATCGTGCAGCGCAACTCGTCCAACCCGAACCGGCTGGATGTTCTGTACCCGCCGTACCTGGTCAACCAGCTGCGGATTTTTGCGCTGCTGGCGCAGTTCCGCCTGTCCACGCTCGTCTGACCATCCACTGATTTCAAGGAGCCAACATGGCAGTCAATCCCAACCGCCTTGCCGGCACCGTCTTCCTGTACGTGGACGGCCAGAACTACATGCTCGCGGGCGACTTCGAATACAAGCCATCGAAGGTCGCGCGTGAGACGCTCGTCGGCATGGACCGCGTGCACGGCTTCGCGGAGAAGCCCGTGGCCGGCCACATCGCCGGCACGTTGCGCGACTCCGGCGTCCTGAGCGTCGCGTCCATCAACGCCATGGACAACGTGACGGTGGTCGCGCAGTTGAACAACGGCAAGACCATCGTGGGCCGCAACATGTGGACGGTCGAAGACCAGACCGCCAAGGCCACCGACGGCACGATCGACGTTCGCTGGGAAGGCCCGGACGTCTCGGAGCAGTAACGACAACAGGGAGACAGCATGGAACTCGAGAAAACCATCACCCTGAACAAGCCGGTCAAGCTCGGCGATCAGGAATTCGCGACGCTGAACCTGCGTGAGCCCACGGCAGGAGAGCTCGCCAAGGCGGCATCGGCCAAGAACAACGTCGACGCCGTGATCGAGCTGGTGTCGCTGACCGCGAAGGTTCCCCGCAAGGTCGCGGAGGAC